AATTCTCCGCTTGTTTTTACAAGGTACGCATGAGAGTTTATATCTCCAAATTTAGGTATTTGATAGAATAATTCTTGATAATATCCAAAAAATTCATCTACAGTAGGGACAAATACTGAGGATGTAGGAGGTGCTGTAGGTACTAATTGAGTAAATTGAGTATCAATTGTTGACTCTACTTGCGTCTTGGGAAATACTTGCTTTGTAAAAATAATTCTTTCCATTATCCATTAAGAACTTTAAAGTAATAATTACTATCATAAACAATAGTGTTTCCTTGAATTGTAGTTTGAATTAATACCTTATAATATCTTTGAGGTTCTAATCCATTCATATATAATTTAAAATAACTTCCAGAAACATCACCACTTAATTTTGTAAAAGTAGTATCAAAATCGATTACAAATTCATTAGTATCTAAATCTTTAATAGCATAATAGGATTCTTCTGGAAGGTAATAATTTTGAGTATATATTGAAGATGTTTGCCAAACTGGGACTGGGTATAATGGAGCAGCATTAACTCTAAATATATTAACACTTTGACTAAAGAAAACACCCGGATTATCATTTAATGCTACTTGAGCTGGTAAGGTATTTAATATTGTTAATGTTGAAGAACCAGTATTCCATACTCTATCATCCCAACTAAATTGTAATTGTGGAGGGTAGATAGTATTAGTATCAACAGAGAAAAATTTTAATTCAGGTTGATAATTTTTATTATAAATGAATTCAGGATCTTGTTTTATTAAAAATCCGTCACTTGAAATTGCTCCTGTATATTGGGCTCTAACTATATTAGTTACGTTAGCATTTAAATCATTATTATAACGATAATTAAAACTTTGAGTAACATAAATAGGATAGGCATTTGTATTAAAATAACTAGCATTAGAACCTGTCCACCACATACCTCCTCCAGCATATGGGTTTTGAGTATTTAATGAAGAAGTATAAAAATTATCTCCTTGTGCCCAAGCATATGAACCCGTTCTTTTAGGATAAGCAGCAAATGTTGTAGGCCATAAAGTACTTCCAGAATAATCTTGCCAATACCAACTAGTACCATCCGTTGAAATAGGATCATCTAAATATTGTCCTGAACCCATCGCCCAAGCACCTGCTACAGGATAAACATATAATAATGTTCCTGTAGGAGTAACTTCTAATCCAGTTGCTGTAGCTATGAAACATTGTAAATTAGCTCTCCAATAGTTATTATTTAAAAATTTAGATTGACTAATTGAACCGCTGCCTACTTTAATTAAATCTTCTAAAACATAATCAATCTCATCTGGACTAAAATGGATTAAAAATCTACTAGTTTGAGGATTTGGAAGAGAATAAGCAAATGAAGTTTCTGTTGCTTCTACTATAGGATCTAACCCTGTATTCATGTTTGGAAACATTGAATATAAGGTAGCGTCTTTATCAGGAAATATTTTATATACTGCCATTTTATTTTAATTATAAGGGTACTACTCTTCCTTTAATATCAACATTAGGATATTTTAATTCAAAAATCATAGGATCTATTGATGGGTAAATTACATTATTTAAAGTTGCTGAATTTATATCATAAGCAAATTCACTATATCCTAATAAGGGATCTGTTTGGTTAATAATATTAATAGTTTTAACTGTTTGAACACCGTCAACAGCATCTAAACCTATAAATAAATTCTTTAATAAAATAGGTTGATTAATTTGCCATTTATTTATATCAAAATAATCTTGTAAATAAAGAATACATTTACCTAAAACATCATCGTTATTGTAATTTGGTAATACAACAATATCAAATTCAACAGAAATATTGATTATAAAAGCATCTTTAACTTTTACCGAATCATTTAAAACTCTAAATTGAGATAAATAAGTAATAATATTTTGTTTTAAAGCATCAGAAGCTAATCTTAAAGTTCCATCTTGATTTAAACTTAAAATATATAAACTAACATTTCCTAAAGATTCTCCAGGTAAAACATCAGTTATTTTTTCTTTTGTTGTAAATATTTTTCCGACACTACCATATTGAGAAGGTAAACTTAATGCTCTAATATTATAATCATCAGCCGTTACTGCTCTTAATTGGGATTGGAAGTTAGACAATGAATTTTGACGGATTTGATCTAAAGAATCCCCTGAACTTCCTCCTGTTGCTGATAAAGAATTATTTACTTGTAAAGTAGCAATTATTTGATTAGCTAAATTTGAATCTGTAACAAATGGATTAACAAAAAACACATTTGTAGTATTTAATGAAGCTAAATCATTTGCCTGAACATTGGATTCAACACCTCCTCCTACTAAATATCTTATAGTTAATGTAGTATTAGCAGGAGCTACACCGTAAGTATTAGTAAATATAAAGTTTGTAGGTGAATAAGCAGTAGTTAATTTATCTTGTTCAAAAGGTAATCCTAAACCTACGTTTTGAGGATTAGGAGTAATTACTTCAGTAGTATCCGTAGGACTACCAGCACCAAATAATAATCTTAGAGTAGTAACATTTAAGAAACGAGTAGCAAATCTATTTTGTATTTGTTTTATTCTTAATAAATTAGGAGTATCTGTATTTCCTGAAAAATTAGGGTCATTTGGATTTGTATTTTGAATAGAATCAAAAATAGCATCTTGTGCTAAATTATCTACCTCATACCAAACATTTCCTGTAGAATCTACTATATCTAATATACCTACTATATTAGTATCTGTAATATCTGTATAATTAAAAGGTATAGGATCTGTAAAAGAAACTGTAGTTGATTTAATAGTTGAAGAAATTACATTTCTGGTCTTTTTAAGTAAAAAATATGTAGGAGATGAACTAGGTCCATTTGTTGAATAAACAGTTATTGTTGTAGGATCTAATGAACTACTAAAAGTAAAATCAACTTTATCTTTTAATAAAAATTTAATTGTAGAATTTGAAGTTGAATTTATTACTGTATTAGGAGATATCTGTAATGCATAAGTATAATCAGGAATGTATGTACTTCCACTAGTAATAGCCGGAATTTGTTGATAAAAATCTATATTAACACTAGCTACTGATGTAACTTTGGGTTTGTAACCTAACATATATGCTAAATCATAGATATTATTAGTTTGACGAGCATATTGTAAGTAAGTTTCTTGAACTTGGTTATCTAAATAAAAAGATAATACATCACCAACATAAGCTGCCATTTCCATAAACATCATTCCCGGTGATGATGGGGTAAAGTCATTATAGGTATCAGGAAAATAAGTTTTAGCGTAACTTATTAGATTATCTCTTAATGAGGTAAAATCTTTATTTAGGTATTTTATATCTCTAATTACGGCCATTTTATATAGTTATTGTTAATGAATCTGTTATACCAAAATTACTTACTTGGTAAGTAACGTTTATAACTAATGTGTTTTGATCTGATAATGAATCGTCTATAATAGTACTTAAAACTGTTACAAAAGGAAAAAATTGAGTTGTTTCTTCTGCTATGATTTGTTTTATAAGATCATTAGTAATTACATCTATTTGTTCAAAAACTACTCTTTTTAAAGCACTTCCAAAAAAAGGATTAAATACTCTTTCTCCAGGTTCAGTGGAATAAAAATTTATTAAGTTATTTTTTATTGCTTCTTTAGTAATATAGTTAGATGAAAAAACTGCTGGTGCACTAAAAGGTAGATTAACTCCTAATGCTTTTTGAGCAGCTAAATCAATAGGAAATCTATTTCTAACTATAATTGCCATTATTTATTCATTAAAGCCATAATTTGATCTAATCCTACTTGTCCTTCAGGTAAAGCACCATCCGGTCCTACTTCTTGAGGATTAAAATTACCAGCATATGCTGATGTTGCAGGGTTTCCGTGTTGCATTTCCTCTAACATTCCAGCAAACATATTTTTACGTTCTGTAGGTGTTAATTGTTTTGGTTTTTCAATGTGAGGTTGAGCATATGTATCTCTTACAACAGACTCATTCATAACTGTTTTAGGTGCACGAACTGCTTCCAAAAGAATATCTTTTAATTCTTCTTGAATAGCTTCTTTTACGGCTTCTTTGATAAATTTCTTTAAAATATCAGTTTTCATTATTTATAAATATTAAATTATTCAGCTTTTAAATTATCTCTATTAATTATTAGTTTTAATTCATCAATTAATGATTGATTATTAGTAGTAAAAGAATAAGAAGTTTGAATTAAAGGAATACCAAATCTATTAAAACCAACTGCTCTTCTTTTAGTTATACCTGTTGTTAAATCTTCTTCTGTTTCAATAATAATGTTGAAACCATTATAACTATCTGTTGATTCTTGTTGTGGTGAGGTTGAATTTACTCCTTGTTCAATAGATTGACCTTGGGTTGCTAGACTTTTTGCTTCTTCACTAAGAGAAGTAATATTAAGGGATGTGTTAGAACATTTTTCTAATTGAGCAATAATAGTTTCAATAATACCTTGAATAAAATATACAAAAACAGAAGCTATTTTTGAATATGAAAGTATACTACTTACTTTTCCTTTTAATATAGGTAATTTAGGAGTACCATCTGCTGTAAAAAATAATGTATCTATAACAGTTTTAGTAGTATCAATACCACCGGCAACTGGTCCTGGTACTGCTGGTAAGATAAGAAGTTCTGCTGCTGTTGCTAGTCCTAAAGCTGTTTTTGTTGAATCTATTAAAGTTTGGGTAACA